AATCACCAGCAACGTCAAGATCCTGTGCAGTTAAATTTGTATCAACATAATCCTTAACTGCAGCAGATGTTGGTATGGTAGTATCATTATCATTAGATCCGATGCCCTCAGACTCAATAACAATTGCAGCTGCTGCAAAGTCAGCAACTTCTAAGTTTGTAATTGAGTTACCAGTACCGTTGGCATCAATGGTTTTATTGGTAAGTGTTGCCGAACCAGATGCGGTAACGAATGCAGAACTGGAGTTGTCGTAGTTGGACAGGTCATTATCAACAACCAGGTCGATAGTTCCATCAGAGTCCTGATAGGTTGCAGTAATAAGAGTTTCAGTATTACTTCCAAACATTGCACCAGCAATGTCCTGAATTCTTTCTGCTTGAAGTGAGACTACACCAGATGAAACGCTGAAGTCGGTAGAAAGGAATGATGCAACACCCTTGTTTGAAGTAGAAGCGTCTTCACCTGCAACCGTGATAGTGGTCGATGAATGAGTGACATTCATACCCTCACCACCAAGGACAGAGAATCCATGGGATGAAGGAGTTAAAGCACCACTGTCTGTAGTAACAGTTTTGACAACCGAATCCGCAAGAGTTACAGCACCAGAGGTTACACTAAAATCTCCAGAGTCAAATGATGCAACACCCTTATTAGAATCGGTTGCGTCTTCTGCAGCGATAGTAATGGTGTCATCACTAACGGTAGTATCAATACCTTCGCCACCAGTAAAGGTCAGCGTACTACCAGTGCTGAAGGTGTCGTTAGACCCAGAGTCAGCAGCAAGGGTGAAGTTGGAAGCAGCAGGTGCAGAGAACGACAGGTTACCAGAACCATCGCTAGTGAGAATATCACCATTATTGCCGTCGTCCGCAGGCATCGTCAGCGTGTAACTTGCTGCCAGGGAATTAGGTGATTTAATGGTGATTGTATTGGTTCCATTGCTTGTACCTTCGACAAGCTTTACACCACTACCAGTGGATGCAGTTCCTACTGACCAATATCTACCAGAACCAACAAATTGGTTTAACGCACTGGTAGAGTTTACACCAACATACAAATCATATGAATCGGTTGTAAAACCAGGCTCACCTGCACGAAGGGCAGGGAGGTTGGCTAATACACCCCTCTTAAACTGAATTACTGGTGCTGCCACGAGCTACCCTCCTTCTACGTATAAAGATACACTTTTTATAATATTATTTAGTTTTAAAAAGACCCACCGTCGTAATTTCTATCACTTATAGCATCAACTCGAACATTTTCTTCAAGCTCTGCTATGAAAGTATCTGGAATATCTCCATCTTCCGCCGCTGAGGTTAAAATTGAAGAATTATTTACTATTTGCTTGAGTCTGAATCTTCCTGCAGCTGCATCGTATTGAAGTACTGCAGGAATGTTTCTTGATTCTGGAGAAATGTCTGATGTGTCTACTATTCTTAAAGGCATTAGAAGGCACCTCCATCAACATCTGCCCCTTCAAGATTTCCAAGGTTTAATTCATCTTCTACTTCTCTTACGAATGAATCCGCAATGTCACCATCTTCAGCTGCTCTTTCGAGCAAAACATCTGCAGTAGTTAGTTCAAACTTTTTAGTTACTTCATTGAAGGTAACGAACAGACCATCTTTTGTAGAATCAAGAACACCAAAACTGGTGTCACCCATATCACCCAAGGTAGTGGGTTGTCTTACATTTCTGACTGCAGATGTTGCTGTTTGTTTTTTAGAGATACTTTTGGCGCCAGAGGCACCTTTTCTTACAGTTGCCATTAGGTTGAAATACCAGCGGTTACCATAGCAGACCCTTCTACCATTCTTGAAACCGCACCACTACCAGATGTCAATACTACATCGTAATAATATCTACCTGGTTTAAGATTTACGGTTTTACCTGCTGTCATAGCAATTGAAACTTCGCCAGTCAGTCCAACAATGGACACAGAAAATGATTCGGATGATGGTGAACCTGGATACTTTTTAATTTTAGATACACCAGAGAACCCACTCAAATTAGAAGCACTTCCATCAGATTCAGTAGAAGTAAAACTTTCACTGAAGTCTGTACCTTGAGCAATAACTATGTTGACAACAGGAGTAGCGGCCATCTCTTATCTTTTTAACTATTTAGATCTTTATTAACGTTTTTAAGCATTTTTTGCAAATCTGCTGTACTGCCTACAAAAAGTGCATTATTAGTTACCGAGGTAGGTCCTTTATCCTTTTCTTCATTTACATCTTTAAGTTTTTTCTGCAAATCCATCAATTTGTCAGTTGCATCGGAAACATTTTTAATTAACTGACCAGCAACCTCATATGCACGAGGCATCTCACTCTCTTGAGCAAGTTCTAAGATTCCGTTGATTGCTTCTTGTCCTTTTTCAATGATCGAATATAAATTACCCCTGGTATATTCGTAGTCTTTACGGATATCTTCGTTGGAGTTTTCGAATTTTTGGATTTGTTTTTCAACACTTTTAACTTCCTTCTTTACTTCGATGGGTTCAACATCAAAAGTTTCATTGAGCTTTTCATACTTATCCATACTCACCTCACAAAATAGTACCATCAAACCCGAAGTCATCTCCGAGTTCGATCATGGCATTATCGGCAGCGTTGATATTAAAGACTTTTGTTCCACTGACATGGTTCTGAAGAGGTGTCCTATCTTGAGCTCTCCTGACGACAATCTTATTGTCGGCGACTGTCTCTACATACATCTCTTCCTGATCCACATAGATGTAAGATCCTTCAGAGATTGCTGACCCATTCTCAACATCAATCACAGTCTCAGTCATGTCAACGTTCTCTGCGAGAAGAGTTGCAACTACACCATCATAATCTTTGAGTGCTCTTGGTGTGACCTGATATGTAATATCTCTCTCGTACTGATTACCAGCCTTATTACCAGCAACGTATCCGATAGAAACCTTTTTGATGATATCGCTGGAAACGTCTTTGAGAGGACCGAAGACCATGGTCTTGACGGTAAATGTAAATGTATACAGAAGAGCTCTTCTTGTATCGAAGTTCCCCTCATATTCATCTGACATTTCAATGTTGTCTAAGACGACAGGGACATTTCTTACCTCATTAAAGTTGCCAAGGAACTTAATTGGGAGTGTGTAACCTGGTTGAAAATATGGAACGATTTGTTCTACAATCTGTAACATGTCATCATTCAGTTTTGTGTAAACTGAAAGGACAATCGTCATATTATATGGAACAGGCAGATAGGTCTTTCTTTCCTCAGTTCCATCCAAGGATTTGACAACCATCTGTTGTGTTTGAGTAGTCTTACGTGAAGGATCGTAAGCAAGATTGGTAAACTCAAATGACATTCTTGGAAGTGTCATCTGTGTCGGATGATTCAGATCAGGGTTCTGATTCAACCTTGCAAGAAACTTCTGAGTAGGACCATATGCAAGAGGAACCTTGATAATACTTGTGGTATCATCAGAGTCATCTTTATGTTTGATCTGTATACCGTTAAACATTGATCCAAAACCAATGATAACAGATCTAAAGATCTCGTTGTAAAAATACTCAAACATTATTTTACAGGTATATACCTCTATTTAACAGTTTTGTATCAAGGCATTCCAAATGGATTACTTTGTGAGAAGTCAATGATAGTGTCAGCCTCGATTTCAATATTGTCATTGTCTGCATATGGATCGACAAGATCATCATCATTTGTTCCACCAATGACGTACTTAGCACCAGAATCTTGACCAGTCAATACCTCACCAACCTGGAAGTAACCATCTACAATACTTACCTCAATGATATCATTGACACCATCCCATTCCTTGACTCTTGCGGTGGTGCTTGAAATAGATCCAGTGACAACCTCATTGAAGATGAACGTTCCACCAACGGAAACAACATTATTGACTGCAGGACCAGAAAGTGTGACTTGTGGTGCAGAGTCATATCCTTCACCACCATCGATAACGTATACAGCTGTAACAATACCAGAAGCAGAAATAGTTGCAAGACCGACTGCATCTCTTGTTGGACGTGGGAATGCTGAGTCGAACGTAAACGTGTTAGCATCAAAGCTATAGACTATAGAAGAATCGAAGATAGGATACGCACCAGAACTATTACCAATAGAAACAGTTGGAGCTTTGTAGTAACCAGAACCACCATTTGTAACTCTGATAGCCTGAATAGAACCAGCAGTAGAGATACCAGTGGTTGCAGCAAATCCAGATCCACCACCACCATTCACCGTGATTACTGGTGGGACAGTATATCCACAACCAGCATTTGTGATGTGAATTGCAGATACTCTTCCAGACTTACCATCACACGCAGGATATGCATAAGAAACGGAGGCAATACCTGTTGCAGTAACTCCACCTGGAGGTGCTGAAGAGAAACCGACTACGGGTTGGGCAGTAAATCCCTTACCCATATTTTGGATGGTTATCTCATTAACTGCACCTGTAGCACACCAGTCCACTTCTGCTGTTGCAGTAGATCCAACACCAATCAAATTCAGTGTTTGAATATAACCAATTTGTGCGATCTCGTCGTCGATTGTATCAACACCAGTATCGATAACTTCGTCTTCATATCTGAAGAGTTCACATCTCAACTCATAGATATACGTCTTCTTGAGTTGATAGAATGGTTGTTCGTGTTCAACAAACTTAATCTCAAAAAGTCTATCTCCTAGTGGGAAGTAGATAAGATCACCCTCTTTAGGTCTGTCAGTCAGTTCCATGTTGGAAAGACCTTCAGTCAGTGGTGCAATATAGTTTTCAAATCTTTCTTTTGAAATGATCAACTGAAGATCATCTCTATTTTCAATACCAAATTTTGATAAGATAGTTCCTTGTCCAGTATATCCTTCGTAATTATCGATATATGCTTCTAATGGATATGCATTCTTAAACTCCGATTCAATTACTTCCTTGATAATTGAATTGGTAGTAGCGTAAGTTCTTGGAAGATAATACACTTCCACACCATACATCTGCAACTGTTCGTTGACAAGACTCTGGATTAGGTTTTGTTCGGATCTAGTACCGTTTAGAAAAAAGGGATTTAACATATGTCATCACCCTATCATGTCAAGAGGTGGTAACTCATATGTGCTCAACATTCTCTCCTGAATACGATCGAGTTCTGCTTGTGCATCGTCATATAATTGTCTTCCATTGAACTCGATACCACCAGGTAATTTGACCCCCTGGAATTTGATCAAGTTCTGACCCCACTGTCTCTTAATAAGAGCAGTTAGATATGGTTTCAAGAAAGAGTCATTGTAAACTCTTGGATAATCATTAGGATCGGCAGTTCTCCAACAATCGATGATAATAAACTCACCGACTCTCAGATTACTCCAATCAACATCAAGATACATCCTATCCTTTCTTTGATTAAATCTGATTTGTTTATGTGTATTCAGAAGGAAGTTCATCGTCTCCAAATACGACATAGCCATTGAGTAACTCAGTAAATCGGTGTTACCCCAATAGTAGATATCGTTCAGGAACAGTTGATACTTGAAACTGAACATGTTCGATGAGCTAATTGATTGAGCATCATCGTATTGAAATACTTTGTTAATCCCGATAACGTTAGGTGGGATCTGAAGATAGTTACTATTTTCGTAGTATGTATATGTTGTTGCTGTTCCTACGATATTAGTACTTGCTGATGTCGAAGCAATACCAACCGATGAACCTGCAGAAGGTGCACCTGGAGGTCTTGCCTTTCCTCTATCAACATCAGCCTGAGTGATTTGATACTTGAGATATGTTTGTCCTACACCATCAAAGTGTCTCTCTTGGAAATACTGGATGGCATCATCTACAAGATCTTCGATTTGCTCATCTGCAACGTTGATCTCCAATACAGGAGCACCCAACTGTCTCAAACAATAATCAATAAGTTCTTGTCTAGTACTTGGCTGTGCCATCTATAATTAGACCTATCTATATGTCTATTTATTTAATAAATCCGTGATAGTATGAAGCATATTCTTGATATCATTCACATCAGTTTTCAAGTTTTCAACTTCGTCTTGTAAATCAACGAAACTTTGTTGTTGATTATTCAAAGCTTCACGACGTTTCACATAGGAATCAAAATCATTCTTATTTTTATTGACAACGGCACCAGAACGGGCATCTCTATAATACCCGTCCATGCCTTCAACTGGAATCAAATTTGTCATTATGCTAATGCTATTGCTCTGAGGTTTCTAATCATTGGTGCAACTGCCTGATCGGTAGAAGTACCAATAACCTTGATTCTGAAAGATCTAAAGGATACTAAATCGTCAACAGTGTACTGGTATTCTCTGAAGAGGTTTGGAGATGGATTAGTCTCGTAAGAGTCTCTCTTAGGTACAAACGTATCAGGAGTTCCGTTACTGTTACCACGTTCAAGAACGGCACCACTCGAATCAAGGTTTGCATATCCAGGGAAAGGAATGAAGACCGTCTCATCAACAGGTGCGTCTTGATCAACAGAATAGAAGACTCTAATGTCATTTCTATTTGTGCAGTATCCATCCAACAATACCTCAAGAGATGTAGCAGGATTTTCTAAAACAATGTTCTTAGAGACATAGAAGAATCTATTTGGATCTTCTGTTGTTGTAGCTACCCTAAAGTCATCAGCATAGTTAGTAATCGGTTGATTGACTCTATTTGATGTGAATACGACAGATGCATTATCAAGGTCAATTGCAGGACTTAATCTAGTATCCGTTGTTACCATATTAAATAACATGGAGAATGATCTGTCACCAGGGAAGAGATCGGAATCAAGTAAGAGTTCCTCGTTTCTTGCCGATGAAACCATTCTAAGAGAATCGAAATAATTCTCGTTAAACAGATTAACTCTCTGATATCCCTGATCAAGCATATTCTCTTGATTACCAGAAACACTTGATGCACTGACTGTTCTAGCCTGAGAAATCAGAGTTGTTCCAAGAGGTGTGATGTTTGTAACTCTTGGAGTGATCAAATGGAACGGTAAGTTATAAGTAGACTTCACATCAGGACCACCAGCAACCTTTCTTTCGTTGAAGTAGAGTGGAGGGAATCCCTCAGAATTTGATGGTGCTCTATTGGTACCATTGGCATTCATTTGAAGTTTCACATAGTAGTAATCAAGTCCAATTGGTGCCTCCTCAAGATCAGATGCATTTACCTGAATCAATTGATGTTCTCTATTGATTCTTCTCAAAGATACACCATTTAACTCATACTTGTACACCAATTCATCAGCTGAGTGAGTTCCGATCGTAGTGTTATCAACACCTCTGGTGACACCAGTGAGTGTTCTACCAGAAGTACCTGTGTAACTAATGATTTCATTACCGATCTTCACGTATCCAGGGTTTGTACCACCAACTCCAAGATTTTCAAATGTTTCATAATCTGTTGCAGCAGTTTCAAGAGTAATGAAGGATGTCGTATCGAAAGAATACTCTTGTGCAAGGGTATTTGGAGTTACATCACTTCTTGCATCTGAAATAGTGACTCTGTTGATATTGGAGTATAGACCATGATTTCTCTTGAATACTCTGATGTAATCACCTTGATGAGTGATAGCAATTGGTGATGTAGGAACGACATTTCCACCCACACCGTTGAGTTCTGTAGTGAAACCAACGTTGTTCTCATAGTACAATGGATATGCAGAACTTGTTGAGAAGTTACCCTGAACATTTTCGAGAACAAGAGTATTGTTTCCAAGAATTTCTTGTACCGAAAGTTGGATATTAGATCCAAGATCAAGAGAACCAACACTGACTGGAGTCAATACATCACCAACTACATAACCAGAACCACCTGCTCTAATGGTTGCTGCAACTGCAACACCACCATTAATTGTAATATCTGCAGTACCATTAATACCCTTACCAGTAATTGCTGTAAGTGCAACACCAGTGTAAGTAAATCCACCAGAAGAAGGTGTGTATCCAGCACCAACGTTTGTCAGTGAAAGATCGCCTGTCGCAGAACCAGCTAAAGCAACAAGAGTACCTTGTGCACCAATACTTAACTGTTTGACGGTATTGCCAAGTGTTAGTCTTTCAGGTACACTAGCATCATTGACAGTTGTACCAAGTCCAACTCTAATTTGTCTTGACTCAAGTGAAAGACCATTTGGATCAATGGCACCAAGAGAATCTGGTAATTTTGGATTGAAGAAGGAAACACTACCAGTTTGTTTGAAGTCAGCTCTGTAGAGTTTGAACTTAAGATCTTCGTATTGACTTGGTGTCCAAACAGAAGCGTTTTGTGACTTGAACAGTGAACCAAGGAGAGGCTGTTCTGAGACAATAACTTGATCAGACTCACCACCACCTAATGTAGTGATGTCTGCTTCACCAAGTCTACTAATATAGACGGTATAGTCTGTTGAGTGAGACATCAAGACCATTGCATACTCGGTCTCTCCCTCAAGATAGACTGGTGATGGTAATTCGAAAGTCGTTGCTACCGTACCGTCTTCACTAAGATTGATCTTATCTGGGTCAAGTGATACTTCAGAGAAAGGAAGAACTCTAGCATTTGGTGTACCAAGTGTTGTTTCTCTGATGTGGAATATGACAGGAGCACTTTCACCCTTTGTTCTAAAGTAGAAGTCAACCTTCGTAACAAAGATACCTGTCGTATCATCAACCGTGAATGTTTGAGCAAGTGGGTCACCACCACCGTTTCCGCCACCAGCGGGTGGAGCTGGTGCTGGTTCAACAATAACAATTGGTTCTGGGGGATCAGGAGCCTCAACGTCAATATCAAGGTCAACATCTGTAATTTGAGTATTCGTATCTGTAGAGATAACTTGAATAGTATTAGATGTTGCAGTGTCACCGATAGTCTGGAACTGAACAAAGTCTTGTGTGACGACTGATGCATTCTTAAGAGACAATGTAGTCTCTTGAGTGGTTTGAAGAGTTCCCTGTGAATAGAAGAGCGATTCACCGGCGGTGGTTGTTACACCTTCGATTGAGCTATTCGTGCTACTATTTGTAAGTCTGAATGAAGATGTTCCAGTTTCAAATGTTGGATTTGCAGAATTGCCAGTAGGTGGAACACAGAACGAACCCTGAATAGTACCAACTCTATCAGATGTAATTCTTCTATTTGTAACCCTTGCCTGAGCACCACTGGTTTGACCCGTTAAGATCATGTCAGTTTCAATCCAGCCATAGAATTCTGGTGTATCCTGAGACTGTAGACTAAAGAGGTCTACATTGAGGATTGTTGATGATTCCGAATAATTTGCAGGAATAGTAAGGTCACGATTGTATGGGTTAGTGATGTAAATGTCTTCAGGTGCAGAGAAGGGACCAAACTTATGATTTGAATTGGCAACTCTAAATGTAATTTCTGGAATGGAATCAGTATTATTTGCCACTGAACCACCATTGTTCATTGTACCAACTACAGTCTCTCCGATGGTAAATGTACCATGCTGCATTTCAATTTCGATAAGTTTTGGAGTGCAGAATTTTGTGACATCAACAGAATCAAAGAATGAATACAGTCTAGTAAATGGTTTGAATGATCTTCCATCAAAATTAATATTACGAGATCTCATAAAGTTGATGATCTCAGTATTAATTACGTTAGTACCAAGTGATTCAGTATCAATATTCTCAGTAATTGTATGCTGAACACCAGTTTGTTGTTGATTGAGGGAGATTGATGATGTTGCAGTAATATTATTTGTTGTAGTTGTCGTTGTGGTTGTTTGACCAATATCAATACCAACACTTGCACTACCACCATCACCAAAGTTGGTAGAAGCATTTGAAGAAACTGTGTTCTGAGATGTTGAGGTGCTCTGATTGACTTGGTTATCCAAGGATATATCCAAGTTGACACCAGTCGTTTCCCAGGAGTTCCAAATGATTGGAGTAACACCTACACTCTGACCATCTGCATTTGTGGTGATTTCAGCACCAAGTGCTTCTGCAATTCCTTGGAAGGAACCTTCCATCATAACACTATTGACTTCCAACAGATTGGTGTCAATCCAGACATCAACATCTGGGATCAATTCAATATTTCCTTGCCAGAATTGTACCAGATATGGAGTAACGTTTTCAACTCTTGTTGCAAATGGTTGATTCAACCACTCGACTTCAGAATAGTCAAGTGTTACCATTTGACCAGTTCTTCTTACATTTACACCTACAGGATCTGCGAATTCAGCATCTTGGCTTGTGTTAGAGGTTGTTCCAACACCACTAATTGCATTAGTAGCAAGTTGAAGATTAAGTGCAGTGGTGTAGTGAGATGGTCTCAAGATACCATTTTTTCTATCAATAGCATTTCTGATACCAATTGTTGTATCTTGAGGTGCAAGGGAAGAGAAGTTATCTACAAATATTCCAGACTTAAATCTATTAAGTCCATTAGCATCACTGACAAACAGGTTGAGAGTCTGAGTCTCCATTAAACTCAGTGATGTATAATATTCAAGACTTGCAATTCTTTGCTCAAGTTTAGCAATATCACTCATCTGATATCTCTTATGATCAATGAATGATACTTGAGCGTCAGAAGTATTATAAAGATATGCTGGGAGGTACACCGTAGCAATATTCATACAATTGCTAATTGGATCAGGTGCCTTTGGATTATCGTCTGGTGCACCTTGAGCTACACCAATTCGACCAGTGGTATCTACGTACAATCTATCGATTCTTCCTAAGAAATAGGAGTAATCAAGAGTCATAGATTCATCAGACGCCAAGATGTGAGATGAACTATGTGTTCTACCACTTTGACCATCTTCAAAATTTCTACCACTAAATTCGAACGGAGAGTTTGCCCCTTCTGCGATTGAATATTCAGTAACTCTTGGTCTTGCATCAATAATATCAGAGACTCTAGAATTTCCAATTACACCAATATCCTTAGCGTAATTAAATCCTTCGTAAGAATTGATTGTGGTGATGTCACCATCATCAGAATCTTGATATCCTGCAGCTGCAAAATAAACTCTGATCTTTCTTGCAGGTACTGGTACCTCAGACTTTCTCAATATACGAGAATAGTCATAAATCGATTGTCTTTGACCATTATCAAATTTAAAGTCTGCAGTTATTTCCTTCGAACCAGCCCTTACACCAGACGAAACACCATTTACATTTGAAGTTTTGAATTTGATAACTTCATTGTTAGCAAAGTTTGTACTGTTTAAGTAAGTAAAAACAACCTGTGTATCATCAATTTTTGATAATAAAATTGCCTTTGCACCACTTGTCTGACCGATTAAAGTTTCACCTATAATCAGATCATTAGTGGTCGAAGTTTCTCCATCAAGTTGTCCTAAAGTCATATTAGGAGCAACTGGATCATTGTTATCTTCGGATTCAAAAATACCGTAGATCTTATATACATCTGGGACGTTCAGTGAAATTACTTCATCCTGAACTCTAGTTCCATATGGATAGTCTCCATATACAAGACCATCATTTAAGGTTGTAGAACCAATACCAGATGCAGAATCTCTTGACTTACTAATAACAAGATCTTTTGCAATACTTCTTGTTTTAACTTTTGATTTAAGGTTAGTCTTTCTGAGAGTGGTAATCAATCGTGAATTAGTATCAGCACCACCGAGACCATTAATGGTCAAAGTCGTTGATCCATTTGTCAGAGAAATTCTATCCTCTGTTAAAATTTCAGTCGAACCATCTGATCTTGTGAGACTATATCTTTCTTCGTCAAATGGTAAAAATACTTCATTATCTTCTGCATTAATAGCTGGAGTGGAATTATTTGTGATACTGGTTGTATATTGTCTCCTAATTACAATATCGGAATTAACAAGACTTACATCACTAATGTTAAGTTTAGGTAACGTGCTATATAACGCTTCATTACCAGCAATATTTCCAGACCCAGGACCACCTGTGGCTTTAGTTGTAATTAATTTTAAGTTTTGAACAGTCTCTGATGATGTTGGAAGAGCACCATTACATACACCATTTACAGTTTGAACAGCTCTTATGTCAAAATTAGTTGTTGCAACACTAACAACTTCACCAATACTTTGAATGTCGAGTGAATCTCTTGAATAACTGACTAAATTACCAACGGTGACAATACCAACAAAAGTAAATCCAGCGTCAGCAGGGATAGAAACTTTTGACTGAGAACCACTTGCTGCTGCCACATTTGCAGAACCAAAATTACGAACAGAATCTTGAACAAGGTCTGCACAAAATGTACCACCAGCAGAAACGAAGCCACCTGGAGCACTATGAACAGACTTTACGTCAGATATTGAATAATTAGTATCATCTGTTACGAACCTAGAATCATTCAAGACTCCATTGAAAAGAAGTCTCTCACCTCTGTGGAAGTTTCCATTGACACCATAAGCAGTCAGTGCCGTTCCTGCAGATACATTGTACTTGAGGAATCCTGTAGCACCACTCGACTCACCTTTGATGTGAGTCGATGTTGTAAGTGTGACAGGTTCGTTTACTGAAATATCAGAATATGTTTGAACGTCAAACAATGAGAGGTCCCATTCGTTGATATTAGGAATACTTGAGTCATAAGAACCAGACTCAAGAGCGAAGTCATATACTCTAGCAATACCAATTTCTTTTCCTGCAGGAGAGTTATTGGCACCAACTCTTCTATTTCTTAAGCTTATAATTCCAGTTGTGTTAATACCGATACTTGGAGAATTATGAACTCTATTGCATGAAAGGGTTGGTCCAAAACCAAAGTTTACAGCCTGATTTTTGATAGTCTTCTTTGTTCTTGGCTTGAAGAAGTCAATCAGTGTTGGTGCAATTGTCTCTACCTCATATCCCTTTACATAAGCTTTACCTGGATTGATCTTGTAGATACCGATATTGTCACTTGGTGTTTGACCATAATCGGTGGTTTGACCCTCTTCAAATATACCTCTGTTTCCTTCGTTATCGTTAAGACTATTTCTAACAGATGTTCTGAAAGCTTTTACGTAATAATGTCCTGACTCATCGAAAGTTCTTCTTGCAAACTCATCACCAATAAAGTTATAGTCAGTATTTGTATTTACAAGTCTAAGTACACCGTCCTTAACTTCAGATAACTGAACAAAATTTGCATCTTCAAAATTGTCTAGTGGTTTCTTAGCAAGATATGTACCAATTTTTAATCTATCTGCACCAGGAGCAGTGTAATTATTGAAACCTTGAGCGTTATCTGCGAGATTTGGATCAATATCTGAAGATACAATTTCTTCAATAACATCCAAACCAACCCTGTAGGAAGGAGTATTACTATACTGATCAAGAATAAGAGTCTCAGCATTTACGTTGACAAAATGCCCTCTTAAGAAATATACACCATCAGAGATATTGAATGATGAACCAACGATAGGTGCATTTGATGGGATAGTAGTAGCAAAACCTTCACCTGCTGAGATAAAGGTTGATGCATATGTAATATTCTTACTTGTTAATAAAATTTCTCCGCTTAAGAAAGTGCTAACCTCTTCGTCAGAAGTTGCGGAGTTCTCATAGTTTAAATAAAGAGTATATACACCTCTTTCCGATTCTTCGTTTGTAATATATTTTACGACTTTTGCGGTGACACCAGAAGTAGCACCAGTAATTGTTGTATTGAGAATTTGGTCCAGGTAGATACCAACAGGAATACCTAAGAATTCTGGTTCAATTTGAATACCATAATAATCCTTAATATAAGTCAGATCGCCAGGAATAACCTTCGCACCTTCTTTGAAGAAATGGTTACCCATTTGTTCAACTTGGTTTTGCAGAATAGACTGCAGACCAGTCAGTTCTCTTGCTTGAACTGGGAAACCAGGTTTAAATAAAACCTTGTAATAATTCGACTGCGGATCAAAGTCGTCAAAATACGGAGCGACATTGAGATTAGTTTCCTGTGGCATATCTCTTAGAATTGCAAGATAACTTTAACGTCTTCTTTCTGTGAAGCTGATCTAGTAACTGAAGGTCTGTTGTCAACATAAATGATGTCACCAGAGTACTTGTCAGACTCTGGATTAGAGACTCCTTTAGTGAAGTCCTGACCCAGGTAGTAGGTACGATTATTTATTACCGTTGAGACACCCGTAAAAGCACCGTCAATTTGAAGAGTATTTCCAGATGTAGGAATGATGTCTAAACTACCACCAGTTACAGGGTCTGCAGTGAACTTTAATTGTTCGAATCCATACTGAGGTGTGGTAAGTTTTGTACCATCCGTATTGAAACCAGCAGTTCTTCTGTCCTGCCAATACTTTAAGATACCAGTTTGTTGATCGTATGAAACAACTCTACCAACAGCTGTTGAACCAAGACCAACAGTCTGGGTAACAAAAGTATCTGCTGTGAATTTTGCTTCACTGTATCCAGTACCAACTAACTTGAGTGCATATACTGCACTAGCTTTGTCAAGTGTCAGATTGGTTGTAGAGTTATATGCTTTAGGATTCTTAACAATACCAACTTGTGCAAACTGGTTACCAGTGATAAAATCTGGGTTCTGAGTATCATTTTCAAATCTTGCATAAGAGAGAACATTATATGCACCCAACTCACGATAAATGTCAGCACCATGACCACCACCAGGAGGAATGATTACATCAAATACTGGAGCAATCGTTCCTGTAGGAACACCACCTTTTTCGAGATCAAGTGTACCGAATGAATATCCTTCACCACCTCTTGATACAGTGACGGATTGTACTTTAGAGTCGTTGTTGATAACAACAGTCGCTTCAGCACCTCTACCATCACCAAGAATAGGAACTCTTGTGTAAGTTACATTAGCTGTTCCAATACCAACACCACGATTTCTGATCGTGACGATTTTTAACTGACCGCTTGTACCTGCATTTTCTCTGACTGATTGGTAAGATGCATTAGTGTCCCAGTCAGTTGGAACGGCAATATAATTTGTAGAATCAAACTTGATAATTTGATTTGGTTTGATAGTATAAAGATATTTCCAAATATAACCATCACCACTACTTCCAGCTTCTCTTGGTTCTAAGTCAGTGAAGTTAGGTTCATCAAGAGAAGGACCACCTCTAAAACTATTCTCTGGATTTGCGTTATTGAAGAGACAAATATAAACCTTATACTCACTGTTCATTACATAGAAATTGGAGTCATAGATGTCAAATGCTCCAGATGGTTGAGAAGGATTATCTCTGTCAATATCATTTCTCCACATGTCGTATGTGGTACCTGACTGCCAAGAAATCTTTCTTACAACCTGACTTACATCACCACTGTTGATCTTTTTAAGGGCCAACATAGTATCCCAATAATAATTGGAATCATCTAAACTATCCTTTGGTGCAGGAGGAGCAGTATTCCAATCACTCTGAAACTCAGGAGCATCTGGAAGACCAATCCAAGCATAATAGGAATTAGAAGAATCTTGTACAGAATCTACAAAATTCTTCGCATTCAAAATACGCAGTTGATCAGTAATTATCGCAGCCATTTGTTAGAGGACTTTTTTCTTATTTATTATGATAATGTAAGGCTTGTAGAACCAATACCAGCCACATTAAATGTGAGAGTTGTTCCAGAGAATGTAATCTTTACAGCCTGAGTAGATGCAGCACTTACAAATCCACCAATTGCAGTAACAATTCCAGTATTATATTGATTTGATGCAGTAACAACACCTAATGTGGATACTCCAGAAACCACTAAAGAATCTGCGCTGATATTTGAGTTACCTCCTACCGTGTAAATGGTATTACCCATTCCAGCATGGACTGTACACTGATAGAAGAGTTTCTCAGGTGCATCCATAGGAACCCTGAATGTCACAATACCAGCAGGTGCACCATTATTTTCTACACCAATATTGTATGCTGAACCTCCATTTGATCTTCTAATCTGGAATGGATGAGCAGCTCCTACATTAATTTCAAATTCATATTTGTTACCCTTCAACAGATAAAGTGTTGGTTGATTTGCGGTTTGAGTAAAACCAATACCAGTAAATGTGTAGTTACTTGAACCATTATTTGAAACAACCCATTTCGCATCTGTTATTTCAGAACCATTACCATAATATGTTGCTCCAGTTACAACACCAAGAGTACTAACACCAGATACTACTAATGAATCTGCAACAATGACATCAGTTCTAGCAATACCAGTTAGGTTAGCACCATTACCGTAATATGTTGCTCCAGTTACAACACCCAGAGTGCTTACACCAGAGACCACCAAAGCACCAGCATTCAAGTCACCAACGAACGACGTTGCAGTACAAACACCTGTAATACTTACACCAGCACCAGTGGTTTCAAATACTGTCGAGTTTGCATGTTTAATCTTGACACTTCCAACCCTATCATTAATGATACTACCTTCAGTGTCATCCTGAAGTATCTCTAACTTACTGTCAAAAATAATGGATTTATCTACCGGCATGAGTATGGAACTACCCATGGTAACAACACCATCAAATAATGATTCACCGAAATTTGTTACTTGAGCAAAAGTTGCAAGTCCAGCCACTCCAAGTGTAGTTGTTGTTGTGGCACCAGATACTAATAAATGTGGAAAACTAATAGGGTCTTGTGCTATTGCATTTTCAATTGCTACAGTCGTTGTAGAATCAAATCCAACAATATTACTAAGTTGTCTTGAACTAGATAAGACTTGAGTAGAACCAATACTCAGACTATTATTAACAGTTGCATCATCTGTTTTGAATGTTGTGATCGTACCAACACCAGTAATATTGATATTTCTACCAGTCACTTCATCATAGACAATATCATCAGATACATATAGATCTCCACCAACATACAAATCACCACCAGTTGTTGTAACACCACCCTGACTTCCAAGTGTGGTGATACCCGCAGTTAATAATGTTGTAACCGTCGTTACACCTAAAGTTGTGATCCCAGCAGATTTGAGGTTTCTTGAGATGTCTACGTCAGTAGTTGCAATAGAAACTGGAGTTGGTACAGATACCGTTACATTACCAGTTGTTGTGTTTAACGAAACATTTGTTCCTGCGGTTATTGCAGATACAATTCCAACAGATAAAGTGGTTCCATTACCAAGGAGATTATAAATCTCAGTGAAGTTACTGTTGATTTTTATACCACCAGCAACTAGAGAGTCACCAGTACCATCATTTGGCGTTGTGCCAGTATTAATACCTTGGTATGCCATCTACTGTAGGATCCTTTTCTATGTTTTATTTATTTTAAACTAGATAGTTGTTGAACTTCAGAGGTCTGGCCCTCTGTATAATTGGAGATGTAGTCAATCCAGCATATCCATTTGGTGTAAATGTGAGAGCTTTACCAGCAACTCTATTCTTAAATTGAACTCTACCCCAAGTGTATTCACCCAGATCCTTACCTCTTACAAATCCAGAACCTGTTTCTCCAAATCCAACATTCTCTACTTCAATTCTTCTAACTACGGTTGTTCCAATGCCAACAGATGTCAAATCAACTGTAAAGTCATACGCCTTAGATGCACGATAGATACCATCACTAGTGTTTGTCGATAAACCAAAGTTAGATAGATTAACAACAAACAAATCACCACCTCTAACTGTACTGACTGTAAGAGCTGTTCCTACAATAGTGGAATCTCTCATAAATGAATCGTATGGGAGATAGAGTTCAAGAGTTCCAAGGGCACTTGTGGATTGTGCATAACCAACGATAATACCTTGATCACCGAAATACGAATTGACACCAACAACTTCTTTTCTTGCCTCAGGAACCTCAACAAGAATCTGTGGAGGATTAGCAGCCGAATAACCAGCACCCGCATTAGTGATTGTGAATGATGTCACACCACCACCAGAGATGTTGGCTGTTGCGGTTGCTCTTGTACCACCCACGATGTCAATTGGTTGTGAGATAGAAACAACAGCTGAACCAGAATATCCAGAACCAACATTGCTGATTGTAAAACCAGTGACAGTTCCAGCGGTACTGACAGAAACTGTTGCTATTGCACCAACGATAGGTGACTGGTCGATGATCGTAACTCTATCGTTATAATCAAGAAGTGCAGTTTCATTTGTTGAATTGAAGAATGGTCTAACACTATCGACATATGCGTCAGTAGTATTCACACCAATATACTGAGTGATATATCCATAAGGATAGATCGATGGTTCATAATCAACTCTATCCTTAGTAACAAAGGAACCATTAATAACAATGTCGTCAATCTGCTTACACCATGTTACTGGTCTTACCAGAGATTGGTTTGTCGTAATACCAGGACCATCATAAGCGAAAGTTGTGACAGTATCCAAGGTTGTGATACCTGTGACAATTCTTTCCTCTTGGAACAATGCCAATGTCTGACCCTTTCCTGAATCATTCTTCAGTTGTAAGGTATCACCAATCTTGATGGTTTCGAGAATATCAACCAGAACAACGTCAATATCTGGAGTACCTTTGTAGAAGATAATCTTAGAGACATCACCTTTCTTAGGTGGTTCTGTAAATTCAATAATACTACCACCATTGAACTTATATGCTGCATTAGGAACCTGAAGAATGTCATTGATGGTGACAATCAGACACTGTGCAATATTAATGTTTGAACCTTTAGCAGTTTCAATTGCATATAAGTTTCCTGCAATTTCAAGTGGGAATGTCTTTCTGACTCCATCAAACAAAGGATCAAGTCTATCAAATACATCGAGTTCACCAATTGTGAATCCATTGAAGGTATCACGATAAACATCAGATACAGTAAGTTCAAAGTGTTCAAATGATGCACTTGAGGTTGTTTGAATACCTGTAGTACCACCAATAGCAAGTCTGAGTACTTCACTCTCACCATAAGCAAGACCGCCACTTACAATTTCAAAATTAATTACACTTGAACCTTGACCAACCTTGACATCAACTCTAGCACCAGTACCTATACCAGTTGTTCCATCTGCATATACAAGTGGAATTCCTTGATATGGAAGAGGTGCATCAATTACAACCTGTGGTGGATTATTCTGATCAAGATTTGATCCGAAGAATGATGTCGTGATTGCTACGACCTCACCATTTTGAACTGTTGCAGTACCAATGTTGACAACGGTTGCAAAACCAACGTTGGTTGTGATGATACCAACCTGAACTGTCTGAACACCAACTCTGTATCCAGATCCAGGGTTACCAATTTCGATTGAAGTGATTGTACCACCACCAGAGACGAAACATGAAGCACCAGCAGAGATCAGAGGTTGGAAACCAAAACCTGGTGTCGATGCAACCGAGATAATCGTACCACCTCTTGGAAGAGTTGCTCTGTTGGGATCATCCTCAGAAGAACTACTTTGACCAAGGTAAGTAATACTTGTAACACCAGCAGTTTCACTTAGAGTAAAGTTGCCAGTAGTTGCCTGAGCACCCTGAGGTTCTTGAAGAATGTTAGAGTTCAGGATGATTGCTTGGTTAGTTGCAAATCCAGTTACATTACTTCCATTCTGAAGAAGTGAGAATACCTTCTTCTGACCATTGAAATCCTTTTGAATATTATCAAAAGTGAAGTTGTTACTGTAAGTGCTTGTGGTTTCATCTTCAATACCACTTCTCATGAATGTTCTACCTTGGAATGTAGAATGAGTGGTGATACCTGACCAATCTACATTATCAGGACCTGCAGTATCCGTTCCGATCGGAATATTACCGTAAGGTGCAGATGCAAAGTGGACGGTACTATCGATGATGTTATAGTTACCACCAAGCTTCTGAATCGTAGAACCGTTAGCGTGAGTACCAACACCAGTACCCATCTGTGCTCTCAGAACCTTGAAACTATTTTCTGTAGTTACGCCAACGTTCTGAATCAACATGATCTCATCATCAATCTTAATCAGATCATTTGCTTTGAATGATGTGATTCCAGTGACTTCAAAGTCAACATCAAATATAACTTCCTCATTCAGAGTTGTTGATACTACAACCTCAGTAACTGGAGCCTGAATCATATTATCAATAGCCAACAATGCTCTTGCATTTTGATTGGTTGATGTCAACTTATGGAATGTTCCAATACCAAGAGTCAAAAGATCAATGGTGTCAGGAGTACCTTTCAGCGCAGC